AAGAATGTCGGGGAAGACGATGAATGGTAAGAAAATAGCTATATTGACTGGACTTTTTATAGTTGGATTTGCACTAGGAAAAGCAAAACAAGCTGCGTTTAACAATGTCCTTTCAAATAACATACTGACAACACAACAGTGTCTTAATAGATTAAGTGAGTTTTGTATTGAAGATTTTTCTTCCGCAAAAAATGAATTTTTTGAATTTATAGAAATGGGTTTTAGCCCAAAAGAATCTTTTGAAATTGTATCCGCTAAGGCAGTTGTACTGTGATAGATCTTTGCGTAGTTAACTACAACACCAGACCATTACTTCAGAGACTGGTAGACGAGCTGCATAAGGGTGTGGATGAATCCAACAAAAATTGGAAGCTTTATATTGCGGATAATAATTCTTCTGATGACACTATACAGTGGATTAGGGAAAATGATTCAAACTATAAGATAGATAGAATCTTTCTTAATAAGAACATAGGTTATTCTGCAGCCTGTAATCAGCTAGCGTCGCATGGCACTGCAGATATAATTGCGCTTCTTAATTCAGATGTGTGGTTTACCAACGATGATGTTAACGCTATACAAGAAATATTTGATAATAATAGTGACATACATATCTTGGGCCCAAAGCAAAGAGATGAATATGGCTTGATAAAACATGCCGGCATCGTTGGTTCTAATACCGCACCAAAGCACAGAGGCTGGAACCAAGTAGACCAAAAAGATGAGCTATACAAAGATAGAGTACAGTGCGTGACCGTTTCTGGCTCTGCTTACTTTATCAGAAGATCAGTTTGGGACGCTCTCACAAACGATGAAGAGTATAGAAAGATGTACCCTGAAGCGATAGGAGCATTCTTGCCAACACCTCACTACTATGAGGAGACTTGGTGTTCATACTTCGCACGTCATCGTGGCTACAATGTAGTGTATGATGGTAGCGTATCAATTGGCCACAGCTGGCATGCATCATCACCAAAACCAGGTGAAGGTTACAGCCACGCTGATGCCCAGTTTAAATTAAGTCAATCAATATTTCGCAAAGCATGCGATACTATAGGAATAGAAAGAGATTAAAATGTCAGATCAATTTAATGTTTATTTATACAATGCAGAAGTAATTAAGGTTGTAGATGGAGATACTTTTAAGGTTGTTGTAGACCTTGGTTTTGAGGTTAAGTTTGGGCCTAAGAGCGTTAGACTTTATGGTGTTAATACTCCAGAGAGCCGTACAACTAATCTTGAAGAAAAGAAAATGGGATTAGCTGCAAAAGAGTTCACAGATCAGTGGTTGACTAAAGCTAATCACAAAGTAAAAATTGAAACAATCATTGATAAGAACGAAAAGTATGGTAGAATTCTCGCTAGAGTATGGAACGAAGCTGGCGAATGTCTTAATACGGAAATCGTTAAGGCTGGATTAGCTAGAGAATACTTTGGTGTAGGTGACAAAACATTTGAGGAGTTTAAGAAGGCATAATGCAAACATTCTTACCATATGCAGATTTGCAAGAATCGGTTCGGGTATTAGATTACCGTAGACTTGGAAAGCAACGAGTAGAAACTTTCCAAGTTCTAAACATCTTGCTTGACCGAACACCAACAAAGGGTTGGCGCAACCATCCAGTAACATTGATGTGGACAGGTTATGAATCAGCCCTACAGTTATATCAGAATTATACAATCCAAGAATGGGTTAATAGGGGCTACAAGAACACAATGCAGTATGAAGAGGTGGTTTCCGATTCGGTCATAATGCCGCCCTGGTTTGGTCTAGATAAATTTCATAGGTCTCATAGGTCAAATTTATTACGCAAAGATTATGAGTATTATTCACAGTATTTTGACGAACCGTCAGACCTAGAATACTATTGGCCAACGGAGAATTATAGTGCAACATCTAGGTGATGAAATTTTTTATCTTGAAAATTTTTTTTCTCAACATAAAAATTTAAAAGAAAAAGTAGAAATAGAATGTAATAGAGTTGCATTTTTGGACTATGAAAATAATGAAATACCATATGGCGTGATGAATAAGTCTGGTTATTTTTTAATAAAAAAAGAATCTCCATTACATGATCTAATCTTAGAACTAAATTTTAAAATTCAATTAGAAATTGAAATTATTTTAAACAAAAAACTTATAAGTCAATGGCAAAATACAGAACATGTTGGGGTTATAGGCCGTTATCCCACTGGGGGGTCATTACCCGACCACGCAGATAAAGTGCATTTACAAGATGAGTATTATTATTATTCATCTGTTTATTATTTAAACAATAATTATAAAGGTGGAAAATTATTTTTTCCAGAAAAAAATATAAGTGTAGAACCAAAAGAAAATTCTGTAGTTTTTTTACCATCACATTTTATACATAGATCAGAGGAAATAATAAGCGGTGAAAAAATTGTTTCACCAACCTTTTTTAAGGAGATAAAGAATGCAAACTAGAGTATTTCTATCAGGTGCAATAGAAAATGTGGGATCATATGCCCATGGTTGGAGAATATCTGCTTCAGAACTTTTAGAAGCAAGAGGATTTAAAGCTGTCAACCCAATGAATTACGCACTAGAAGAAAAAGAGTGTGAGCCAAAAGAAATTGTTGATAAGAACCTTTTTCTACAAAAAAGTTGTGATATATTACTTGTTGAGTATAGACTTTTATATAGGGCGTATGTTGGAACAGACTTTGAGATGACATGGGCTCATTTAAATAATCAACCAATTGTAGTTTGGGCACATCCAGATCTTCAACATCGCGTTTATCTAAAATTTCTTGCTACAAAACTTGCAGACACACTAGAAGAGGCTGTAGAATATATATCCAATACATATCCATCAACTAAATAAAGGAAATAAAATGGCAGAGAATAAGTTCAACTACTTTGCAGTAGTCACAACAACCTTAGTTAAGGCTAAGAATCAGCAGGAAGCTCAAAAAGTTGCTGCAGGTCGTCGTGGTGTATCTGGAGAGTTGCTTTTTAAGTCAACTGATATTGAGCGTATTTCTTCAGTAGAAGCTCATAAGCAGATTGATAAATTAGCTAATTAATTATTTTTAAGTGGGGTTGGTTTATATCCAACCCCACTTTTTTTATTGGAGAAATATGATAATAGCTCAAATGGTCGGAAGAAATGAATCTTCTAAGTATCTAGAAGATGTCTTAAAAAGACTTAAGTCACAAGTAGACTTAATTGTTTTTACAGATGATTGTTCAGATGATAACACAGCAGAAATAGCTGCGTTGTATGCGCATGTTTACATAAACAAGGAGCCTATGTTTGCGGTAAATGAAGGTGCGCTTAGAACACAGGCTTGGTCTAATCTTAGTAATCACGCAAAAGAAGGTGATTGGATAATTGCGATAGACTGTGACGAAATGCTATACAATGTTAAGGATTTGGGTAGAAAAGATATATATTATATTCTTGCTGCCTCACCTTATGATGTTGTTAATGTTCGTTTTTATCACATGTGGAACGAAACTCAATATAGAGTAGATAAATTATGGGCTCCAAATAATAGTTCTAGAATTTTTAGATTTAAAAACAATGGAAAATTTATAGATAGAAAATTAGCTTGTGGTTCTGAACCAACTTATGTTGTTGAAGATATCAGAAGAAGAAACTATTGGATACATTCAGGTCTTATCATGCAGCATTTAGGGTATACTAGTGACGCTAGTAAGCAAGAAAAATATTCTAGATATATGAACTTAGACAAAGGTGAATTCCATAATATTAATCACATACAATCAATAATAGATCCTAATCCAACACTTATTACCTGGGGTAATTTCGGAATATGAAAACACATAATGCAGTAGAAACAATCAAGAAAGTATCATTACTTTTGGAGAAAAAGCAAAGATTTGCTTTTGTGACATACACTAGATCGGCAATTTTTTCTTTAACTGGAGAATTAAAAGGTGAAAAAAAGCCGCCAAAAAACTTTATCAAACTTCTCTCAGATGGTATACAGAATAAAAATCCAAACTTTATTAAAGCCGTACAAAGAGATCTGATACAAAATAGTTCAGATAAATTAAATGAATTAAATTTAAAAGATTCAGATTTTTATGATCCAGCTTTTTTAGAGTTGTATGTAAATAATAATTATGATGTATTTAAAACATTTGTTTCCTGGTACTTTAAGAATACTAAAGCAATCGTTGTCTCATTTCAAAGCCAAAATTATATAGGAAAATACTTTTCTCAGAATTCTATTTTTATTCAAGTACCCTATAATGATTTTTATTCAAGAATTGATTCAATTACTGAACAAATTCAAAGTTATAAAAATGAATACGACCTGTGCATTCTTGATTGCCCGATGCTAAGTGCCGCATTAGTTGCAAAGCTATGGGATAGCACCGATATGTCTATTATAGATCTTGGTAGAACTTTAACCGTTGCTAGAGCTTTAACCAAGAACAATGACAGAGCAGGACACTAAAGCATACGCCCAGCTCAACGCAAAGTTAATTAATTATTTGTTTGAGACTAATCTTACTCTAGCTCAAGTAGCTGAACAAATGTTTATAACAAGTAAAGAATTAAATAAGATAATAAATAAACTTGGGTTGGGTTGGGTAAAAGACCATAGACGAAAAATGTCTAAGGGCCAAACAGTGCTCACAAGCATAATGAAAAAACTACTGCCGAGTGAAACTATAGTTAATGAATTTCATTTAGGAGAAAGACTTAAGTTAGACGTTTATTGTCCTAAGTATAAGCTTGGTGCGGAGTTTCATGGCATACAGCATTTTCAATATACTGAAAGATTTTTTGATACTAGGGATGATTTTCTTGAGGCTCAAAAAAGAGATGAAAGAAAAATTCAATTATGTAAAGAACAAGGTATAGTTTTAGTTGTATTTAGATATGACGATAAGCTAACTGAAGAGTCTGTGTATGATAGAATATTGGCTGCAATTAAGTCATCCGGCGCAGAACCCGTGGTGAAGAAAAAGAAAAATAGCATTACCTCTAACCCAAGTTATATAATTGCCAAGAAGAATAATTCAGAAAAGAAAAAAAAACTCTATAAAGAACTGAAAGAAAAACGCAAGAAATGAGCGATACAGACAGCGAACAAAAACAAGAGTATCCGATTGAATACCAGGTATTTGCTTTATCGTTTAAGAATCCAGGATCAATAGAGTATTTTGATACACAGTTACCAGAAGAAATAGTTGGTTCAATACATGGGCAGTCTGGCATTAATGAGTTTTACAAAGCTTTATTAGCTTACCATCACGCTACAAAAACAGATACTGTTGAGCCTATAGCTTTTAAATCATGGTTAGAATCTGAAACAGATATATACTCAGCGCTTGGTGGGTCTATTGGCGTTGATGTAATGATCGATATCATTATCAATATGGAAACTTCAGATCATGAATCGATTACACAGCTCCTAAAGCATAAAGCTAATAAAAGAAAACAGTTAGATATTCTTCAAGAATTGCATATACTTTTGACTCAAAAAGGAGAAAAAAGTCCAAAAGAAGTTGGAAGAATAACTGAAATCATTGCTGAAATAAAAAATCTAGAGAATGATTTAAATTTTGATCCATTAGATAGCGTGGTAACAGCAGATGATATTTCAAAAAGAGCAGCATCTCTATTGGATATACCAAGTTTTTTGCCAACCCAATACAAATCATTAAATAGAGCCATGGGTTATACCGACGACGGAGGATTTTTTAGAGGTGCAGTGCACGCAATTATCGCTCCATCAGGAAAAGGCAAAAGCACTTTTGCTAAATGCCTATTAAATAATTGGGCTGATCAAGGTTATAAAGTTTTGTATGTAAACTTTGAAGAGGCTGTTCCACACTGGGAAAGAGTCTTAATGACACAGATCATAGAAAAGAATGTTTACGCTGAAGCAGCTAATTGGAGTGAAGAAGAAAAAAGAGAAAACCTTAATAAGTTTCAAAATAAACTTAATGAGTGGGGCGATAGATTTATGGTCAAGCATGATCCAGATACGCCATATTTTGAAGACTTAGAAAAATGGTTTAGAAGTATCATGGGTCATTCCGAACTTATCCCAGATGTAATTGTGGTAGACACAATCCAGTCAATGTTTACAAAAGGTGGTAAGGGTAAACCTCGTTGGGGTGAATTTGAAGAGATGATGGTTCGCTTAGAAAAGTTAGCAAGAGATATGGACTGTGTTCTTATAATAACTGCTCAAGAAAATTCAAATAGAATGAAAGAAAGAAGAGAAGTTGTTCAACAATCTGACACTGGTGGCTCGCTTTCAATCCAACAAAAATGTGCTGTAACAATTTTTATCACAGAAAAAAAGTTGATCAGCGGAGATGATTCAGAAGACGAAAACATAATGCAACTTCAAATACCAAAAAATAGAATTACTGGGTCAACTTATACATATAATTCACCTTTAGTAAAATACATAGATCAATACAAAAAATATGTTGAATATGAACCTATCACAAGTGAATCGTATAGTAAAATAATTAACTCAGAAGACATTAAAGAACTCATGGAAAGTATTAATATACTCTAAGGAAACATATGAAACAGATTGAAACTCAACAACTAAAAGATTTCCAAACGTGCGAGAGACTATACGATTTTCGTCATATCCAAAAACTTCCAGAGACAGTTGGATCTAGAAAATTATATGGACAAAAGTTTGAAAACACAATAAAAAGTATTGTTCATTATTTTTTCTATAAAAAACAAGCAGGAATAACGCCATCCTATGCATCTCTATTGAATAGGTGGGAAAAGCTTTGGTTTCCCAAGGACACAACAGCATACGATGTCATACATGAACAACATGAAAGTCTGTATGGAAATATGTCTAGTTTAACAAGCAAGGCAGCTGGGATTCTTTTAGATTTAATTGAGAACTTTGGTGACAAGGACATTATTCCTATGGCCATAGACCAGGAGTATATTGCTCCTGTTACTTCTGGTATTGGTGTAAAAGATTATTTTGACCTTATTTATAAAGATAAGACTGGAAAAATATATGTAATCAAATGGGTGTTTAATATTAAGCTTAAGTATGAACATACATATATGGTTGATTTTTCTTTAATGAATATAGGATTTTTTAATAAATTTGGGAATCATATTAATAGAACTAAGTTTGGATATTATGATTTATTTAATCAAAAGTCTGGATTTACGGAATTCCCAATAGAAAAAGGCGACATTGAGGCATTGAAGTATTGGTGTGATTCCCTTAAAGAAGAAGAAGTTTTTCCTTCTAGAAGAGGTCTTACATCCTATTGTAAGATGTGCCCGTACGACAAACCATGTTCAAAGTGGTCTCCAGCAAATATAAAGGAAAAAGATAATGGCTAAAAAAGATATATTAGACGAAATTTTATCTGACAAGGTTGTTCATTCACATATTAAAGAAGAAGATATAGTCCTTGAACCATTGTTAGATGAAATAAATTTGATTCAAGATGAAAATATAAAATCGTTTATTAGGTCAATCCTATTTAGATCAGACGATTTTTGGCTAATGCCATCAAGCTTTTCTGGAAAGTATCATCCAAGTGATGAGCATGGTGCTGGCGGTAATGTGCTCCATACTAAAAGAGTAGTTGCAATAATAAAGATTCTTGCTGATTCATATTCGTTAAGCGATGAAGAAAAAGACATGCTATATGCAGCAGCATTAATACACGATATTAAAAAAGGTAATAGGAAAGAGGGAGAAGAAAAATTTATCTATGATCCCATGCATCCATATACGGTGGGTCCTTTTGTTAAAAAGTGTCAAGAAGATGATAAAAATTTTGCTTCTGAATCACAATCTTCAACACTTTATGTTTCTGAAGAAATGGTGCAATCAATACTAAGACTCGTAAGATGTCACCTGGGACCATGGTCTCCAGTTCCGGAGACAACTCCCGTTACCTACCTGGATATGATGTTGCACGTTGCAGATAACATTTCTTCCAAGCTCCATACTTTGATTTCATTTGAAAAAGAAAAAGTATAATAGCAATGTATTTAGCTTCTGAAGAAAACGAATTACTTAAGAGATTTACTCTTAGTAAGAAACTAGAGTATTATATAGAGGAATCTATATACTATAGGACGCATTCAGAGTCAATAAATCCAGATACAAGAACAGTACTTTGGGACTACAAAGAAGAAAATGGAAGATCAAAAATTAAATGAAAATTTATAATGATAATAAATTTCTATCTAAGTGGGATTTATACGAGGTTGCTAGATATGTGCCAGAGCTTAATAGAGTTATTAGGGACAAAAATAAAATAATTAAAGCGGATGAGATACAAGACTACGCCAGTAAATATTCTAATGTTGGAATTTATACATCTGTGTTTGCATACGATACAGAGGATTTTGAAAAGGCCACTAGATTTGGTCCGCTTTATTTTGATTTGGATAATAAAGACTTTGAAATAGCAAAGAGTGATTCAATTAAGCTATACGAATATTTAGCTACATTTATACCAAGTGAATCTATCTTAATATATTTTACTGGAAAAAAAGGTTTTCACATTGAGTGTGAGCCAATAGCATTGGGCATTAATCCAACTAATTTGCTTCCCAAAACATATAGATATATAGCTTCAGATATGGTAAAGAAGTTAGGAATAGTTAGTTTAGATTTTAGTGTATATGACCTAAGAAGAATGTGGAGATTGGCTGGTTCAATACATCAAGATACTAATCTGCACAAAACACTTCTTAACCCATCAGATGGATTAGAAAATTACTTGTATAAAACTAGTGAGGAGATTAAAAATTACTCTTCAAAACCTCAAAGTCTAAGTGTTTCAGAACAGTCTTTTTCATACAAAGCAAATGAATGGTATAGAGAAAACGTTTATAATCTAGAAGAAGATTCTAAGAAAAAAGATAATCCAATTGAATACTTTAATAAGTATGGATCAAAAGCTTTTAAAAATTTAAATCAATCAACAAAAGAATTTGATAAAGCAGAGTTATTAAAAAACTGTACATCAATAGCTAGATTAAAAAAACAAGCAGAAGAAGAACATTACCTAGAGCATGAGGCAAGATTGTTTTTATGTTCAATTCTTACTTATACAGAAGATTCAATAAAATTTCTTCACGAGATATTGAGTAATTGCGCTGATTATAATTTTGAAAAATCATCAGCTCATATTAATGACTGGATTAAACGTAGGCAAATGGGCATAGGTGGTAGACCATACACGTGTGACAGAGCTAATTCTGTTGGTGTTGGTTGTGGAGATTGTAAATTAGAAAAGAAAAATAAATGGGCTCAAATTGGAGATAGATATGTTGAAACTTCAGAAAAATCTTCTCCGTCACCATTTAGATACGCTTATAAAAATATAAGAAAGGAAAATTAAAATGGTAATTAAAGATCCAGATGATGTTATTGGTGTTTGTTCTGAATGTAAATCGGATCAACCAATGCATTATATGTATAATGATCCATTTGCTCAAGAAGGTAAAGTTGTACCATGCAAGTATTGTGGTGGAGTTGTGATTATAGTTTACCGCGAAGCAAGAGATAGTTCTTTAGATAGCTCAGATAGAGAAAGAGGACTATAAATTTGAAGAACTGGACTAATCTTCATAATCATACGGCATTTTCAATGCTTGATGGACACGGTAAGGTGGAGCAATACTTTGCTAAGGCAAAGGATCTTGGTATGGTTGGCCTAGCTACCACAGACCATGGAAACATACATTCATGGTTAGATTTTTATGATGCGGGTGTTGCTACAGGAGTCAAACCAATATTGGGTTCAGAATTCTATCAAGCTAGAAAAAGTAGATTTGATAGGGATGAAGAAGAGAGATCTGGTCCAGCTAAAAATGAATGGGAACAAAGAGGCCCGTATCATATAACTATATTAGCTAAAAATAATATTGGATATCATAATATTATAAAGCTTTCATCCCAATCATACCTAGAGGGATATTATGTAAAGCCTAGACTCGATCATGATTTAATTTCTAATTATTCAGAAGGGATCATAGTTTTATCAGGGTGCTTAAACGGAGAGATAGCTCAAGCTCTCCTTAGAGGAGACCAAAAATTTGCGTTAGAAGCGGCCGCAAAAATGCAGGACATTGTTGGTAAAGAAAATTATTTTATAGAGATCCAAAATCATGGGCTAGCTGAACAGCTGAAGATAACTGCAGGGCTAATAAATATAGCCGAAAAAATAGGGGCTAAAGTAGTTCCGACAGGAGACTGCCACTATGTCCACAAAGAAGATGCTAGAGCACATGACATTATGTTGTGTGTGTCAACAAACTCAAATATAAATACTGAAAATAGATTTTCTTTTAGTGGAGATAATTTTTACTTAAAATCCTATGATGAAATGGCTTTAATTTTTTCTGAAGATTGGCTTAAAAATACACTTGACATATCTTCAATGGTAGATATTAATTTAAAATTTGGAGAATTATACTTTCCACATTTTCCATTACCAGAAAAAACTAACACTAATGAACATCTAGATAAGTTGGCTTGGGATGGTTTGAAGAAAAAATATGGAGATCCACTTCCTATTGAAGTTTTAGAAAGAGCAAACTATGAACTAAGAGTAGTTAAGGAAATGGGTTACCCTGAGTATTTCTTGGTTGTTTCTGACTTAGTGCAATGGGCAAAAAATAATGACATTAGAGTAGGCTGGGGAAGAGGGTCTGCTGCTGGAAGCATTTTATCTTACGCTCTGGGAATAACTAATTTAGATCCTCTTAAGTTTGGTCTTTTATTTGAAAGATTCTTAGTCGAAGGAAGAAAGTCAATGCCCGACATTGACTTAGACTTTGATGATAGACATAGGGATAAGGTAATTAATTATGCGCGTGAAAAATATGGAGAAGATAAGGTAGCTCATATTTGTACATTTAATAAAACAGGAGCAAGACAATCTATACGTGATGCTGCTCGTGCTCTTGCGTATGATTTTGTTGGTGGAGATAAGGTAGCTAAACTTGTTCCAGCTCCAGTACTTGGTGTTTCAAAAACATTAACTGAATGCATGGAAGTTGCAGAATTTAAAGATTTGTATGATTCAGATTCAGACGCAAAACTTATTGTTGATACAGCATTTGGTTTAGAGGGGCTCATTAGGCAGACCGGCATGCATGCTGCTGGTGTTGTTATATCAAGAGATCCACTCACAGAATATCTTCCAATTATGCGCAAGGGAGTTGATAATCCTGTCATAACCCAATGGGATATGGGAAGAGTCGAGCTTTGTGGTTTATTAAAAATCGACTTTCTCGGGTTAAGAAATCTTGGAGTTATTGACTATTGTATAAAATTAATCGAAAAAAATAAAAACATTAGAATAGATGTAGACGAAATACCGTTAGATGATAACAATACCTATAGAGAGTTATGTAAAGGTAACGCAATAGGTGTTTTTCAGCTTGAGTCTACTGGCATGAGAGAACTAATGGTCCAATTACAGCCTCAAAATGTTCAAGATATAATGGCTTTGATTTCTTTATATAGACCTGGTCCGATGGGATCTGGAATGGATAAGTTGTATATTTCCCGTAAGCATTCCCGATCTAAAATTGAATATGACCATCCAAACTTAGAGAAAGTATTAGGACCATCCCTTGGCATTATGCTATACCAGGAGGATGTTCTTGGAGTAGCTAGAGAGCTAGCTGGTTTTTCTTCTGGTGAAGCCGATGACTTAAGAAAAGTTATTGGTAAAAAGTTGATGGATAAAATAGCTTTATTTAGAAATAAATTTGTTGAAGGCTGCATAAAAACTTCAAATATATCTGAAGAAAAAGCTAATAAAATTTATTCAGATATTGAATACTTTGGAGGATATGGCTTCAATAGGGCTCACGCAGCAAGTTACGCTATGATTTCCTACATAACAGCATATCTTAAGACGAATTATACAGCAGAGTATATGGCAGCCCTTATGTCCTCGGTTGTTGGCAATAAGGATAAGATAGCTCTTTATCTTTCCGACTGTAGAAAACTTGGCATAAGAGTTCTTAAGCCATCTATAAATAGATCAGTAGAAGAGTTTGCTGTAATTGACGATCAAACTATTATCTTTGGTCTTTCAGCCATAAATGGGATCGGCTATGCTGTGTCAGAGGCAATACTCTCATCAAGAGATGTGCAAAAACCATACACCTCAATGCACGATTTCTTAAGAAGAACTTCTCCAGCAGTTCTTAAAAAATCCACACTAGAGCACCTAAGTAATGCTGGGGCTTTTGATGAATTAATACACGAGGTATTTGATCAGGATTTTGGAAGACAAACTGAATTAAGAATTCTTGAAAAAGAAAAAGAAGAACTAGGCATTTATGTTTCAAAAAATCCAGTTGATGGTGTGTGGGACTTGTTATCAAAAAATATAGATCATGAAATCGTTGATATAGCGGATCTTCCAGCAGGTGCAAGAGTAACAATAGGTGGTATTATTTCTGCTTCTAAAAAAATGATCACCAAAAAAAGCGCTAAAATGTACAAGTTTAACGTACAAGATATATCTTCAGATATTGAAGTAATAGTGTTTCCAAGAGAAGCAAAGAAGTTTGAAGATGACTATTTCCAAAATGGAGATGTTGTGACTATTACAGCAGCCGTAAACAAAGACGGAGATGAAGAAAATGTTGTTAGCAAACTGATTTTAAACAGTTGTGAAAAATTAGATCTATCAAACTTTTCTGGCGGAACACCTATCTACTTAAATGTAGACTCATCAATAGATAAAGAAAAATTAAATAAGTTGTATGCTATAATTAATGCAACAGATGGTGGATCATACGTATTTCTAAGTTACATAGAAAATGGTAAAACACTAACATTTAAATTTAAAAAGAAAACATCAATTTCAGTTAAAGAAAAATTACACGCACTACTAATGGAGAAGTAATGACTACAGGAAATTTTTATAAAAATCCTACAGCAAAAGACTGCTGGGTATTTTGCCCTTCATGTAACAGATGCCAGGACAAAGGGCGTTATACAAAGTGTAATAAATGCAGCGGTAGATACGACCCTAATGGGAATATAGATGCAGACCCAGCTGATTTTTGTGATTGTAAAAACGGAATTTTAAGATGGAAAACCCAGACTGGAAAAGTTATTATGACTAGATTCAAGAGCAATCCATTTAAAGGAAATGTTAAATATGAAAAGAAGTCTGAAGATGAAAGAGACTGGGATTCATATGTTAATGACATGAGAGAAAAAATGGGTGATCCAGATTGGAACCCAATAACAATTTACGACGAGGAGTAAGATGTTAAAAAAAGAAAATGGGAGAATGTTGACCAATAACATAACCCTAATTGAATACGGATCAGAAGATGGTGGAATATATTTTTTTCTTCAGTCCGGTATTGCCGGGTTTCACGCTACAGAAGAAGAACTACGTGACCTATACGGTCTTTTAAGCTACTATTATAATATGGATGTCATCTACGACACCATAGTATCAACACCGTAGGAGATGTGATGTCTTGGCCTTATTTAGAAGATGATTTTATGGAAATTGGCAACAGCGGATGGATGCCGTATAAAGAAAAGTATTATAAAAATATACACTCTGGCCATATTATAGATGAAAATGGAATTGAGTATGACGAAGCGGGTAACAAAATAACTACAGAAGATATTTTAGAGGATTAATGAATTTAGAGCAGATTGATTCTGTTGACCCACTAAGAAGGTTAACTTTAACAGAATTTAGTTATTCAAGAATTGACACATATGAAATGTGTCCTTCTAAATATTTTTTTTCTTACATAAAAAAAGAACCAAGACAGTTTAGCGCACCAGCCGTTTTACGGAAACATAATTCACTCAGTCTTAGAAGATAATGTTTCTAGTGTAGACCCCATAGATCATGGGGCTATGTATAAAAAGTTTTCAGAACATAAGAAATCGTTTGATCCCAATGATCAAATTTCTGGAGACTTAATTAAAGCTGGTGTTGAGATAATAGATGATTTTTTTGATGTATATGGCGGAAGAACATTCGATGTATTTGAAAAAGAAATGTCTTTTAATTTTGTTTTGGGTAACTATTCTATAATAGGTTTTATAGATAGGGTAGATGTTAATGGAGATCAAGTAGAAATCATTGACTACAAAACGGGCAAAAGAGAGGTGGCTTATAAGCACGTACATTCAAATTTGCAATTGGGTATATATGCACTTGCCGCGTCACAAATTTTTCCTAATAAAAAAATTAGAGCATCTTTACACTATTTAAGAAGTGGAAAGATAAAATCGCACGATTATTCTCAAGAGGATTTTGAGAACGTAAAACAAATGCTTGTTGATAAAATCAATTTGATCATGGAAGATAATAACTTTAGTCCAACTCCAAACGAAAGAGTGTGTTCGTTCTGTGATCATGCTAAAAGCGGCGCTTGCAACGTTGGTGCTGTAAGACTTAAAAAATTTGAAAGAGTATAGTAAAAAACCCCCAGGAAAACCTGGGGGTTAATATCCAATATTTTAAATAAAATTATTAGAACTGAGTTACTGGGTTCTCAGCAGCAGAGGTCATCAAATCAAAGTCTGATTCGACAACAACTTTAATAGCCTCTTCGCGGGTTACGCCCAAAAGAGTAAGCTCATTTGCTACAGAATCGTTAATATTCTGGCGCATGCTATTGAAAATGGTAGTTGTAATGGACATTTTTTACTGCTTTCTGTTAGGTTTACTTTACTTTTAATGAAATATAAAGTATAATATGTATTAACTTGACACAGAAAGGATAGCAGACCTATGGGCATCGGCGCAAATCCAGAAGACTATTTTTTTTCCAGGTCTCCAAAAAAAGACAAACCTAAGTTTGGTAAGAGAAAAAAAGCAAATGAAATCCCTTCTAAAGATATCAAGAATACAAAAGGTAATGCGTACAGGCATACAAAGTCAGGTTTTAGAGAAGACTTAAATCTTAATGTTCGATCAAACTGGGAAGCTAATGTAGCAAGAATACTGAAAGCTTATTCTATTAAGTTTGAGTTTGAGCCAAAAATTTTTTCTTTTCCAATTAAAAGGGGAACAAAAGCTTATATACCAGATTTCTATTTAACAAAAACAGAAGAATGGTTTGAGGTCAAAGGTTACTTAGATGATAAAAGTAAATTAAAAATTAAAAGATTCAAAAAGTATTATCCTTTAGAATTTGAAAAATTAACTTTTGTTATTAGTAAGTATTCGTCGGATGCAGTTAAATTTGCAGAAGAATTGGGGATACCACATGTAATTTTTTATGAAGACATAAGATTCGCTTACAGCGATAAAATCTCTATATGGGAAGGAAAGTAATGGGAAGTTTTAAGGAGCAATATTATAAGCTAGAAGAACACGAAATGCAAGAGCTTATAGCCAAAGCAAAGCGTGGTTCAGAAAAATCTCAAGAAGAGTTATTAAAAGTATTCAACAACTTTTTAACTAAATATGTAACAATGTTGCATACGCGGAAAATATAGTTTTAATGATTATGATATACGAAGGTTTATTTCTCTCTTTGTTAAAGACACGTATGTAAGATATGCGTTAATGAAAAACAAATTAAATCAAGCAGGATATAAGCATGTTAATGAGTGTATTAGCGGCATTCTTTACATGGTGAAAAGGTATTGTTCCGAAGAAGATGTAACGCAAACTGTTAGACTTACTTTCTTTCAATGCATAAATAGATATGAAAGAAAAGATTCTGAAAAAGGACCAATACCATTTAGCGCGTTTTTGTATAGTTATTTTTTGTATCTTTTGAAAAAAAATGTAGACACATTTTTAATAGATCAACTGGGAAGGAAATCTTTTCCACTAATTACACAAGACGATTTTGCTAGTGAATCCGAAAGAGAATTGGAAAGCAAATCAGGAGCCTTTATAGATAGAGTAGAGTATGCTACAATAGACATGCTTTTTGCTAGCAATGTTGACGAAATATGGATTATGGGCGAAGAAGTCCATCCACCTTTTGATGAACTAACTGTGCAAGAAAGGCAATTGTTAAAATGGAAATATATAGACAATAAAAAATCATCAGAAATAGCCATTAAAATAACAGAACACCCAAATACAGTTAGGGAACATTTGTCTAAGATAAAAAAGAAAATAGAAGATATAATAAGAAGAGATGGCATGGAAGATTACTTCTTATTAACCTCACTCACAAGAGAAGAAAGCAATGACTGAAATAAACAAGACAAATTTATTAGTTAAGTTATCAGATTTTTTAAATCCTCAATTAGAAGAACTAGTTGAATCACTTGCTAGTTCAGATCATCTAATAAAGTATTATATTGAAATACCCGATGCAAATCATGTTGATTTAACTATAGAGGATTTGGCCTCACTCGTTGCTAGATCCTCAAATGTTTATGGGAGAGCCGCAAGATTTGCCGGGATTGCAAGAGCTCAATTTAAGTTGCTGGAAGCTCAATATAAAAGAGTTTACAAAGCCAATAGAATTGGTAAGAATGAGGCAGAGAGAGAAGCCGCAGCAGCAGCAGCAGCAGATGATCAATATGTTGCACTAGCTTCTGTTGAAGCTTTAGTCGAAATAGCAGAATCAATGGAATTGGCTGCAAGAATTTCCTCAGAGTCAGCAAGAAAGCTAATGGATAAAGTACAATCTATGCAAATAGCATCCGTTAGAGAAGAAAAAGGACATTTATTAGAAAAAGATTTTTCTATATTTTAAGGACAAACTATGTATATTGGACATTATAAAGCTGTTAATTCGGCAAATGAATTTTTTTCAGCAAAGAGAAAGACACTGGACTTTCCAGCTCAAGTTGAATACAAAGGAGAAAGATACTCAATAACAACTACCCACATGGCTACAACAAAAAGTCAAGAAAAAAATATTAAAGATAGAGCTAAAGCATTGGGCATACCGTCAAACATTAAAGTTGATTAATGAATATAGAAGTTTTTTGTGATGGAGCCTCAAGAGGGCAAGGGCAAAAAAGGGTGGGAGAAGCCGCCTGCGCTACAGTGGTGTATAAAAATAAAAAAAAGGTAGCACAGTTTGCAAGAGGCCTTGGAACTAGAAGTAATAATGAGGCGGAATACGAAGCAGTTATAACTGCATTATTAATATGCTCAATGTCTGATTTTATTGATCCAATAATATATACAGATTCAGCTGTGGTGGCCAATCAGGTTAATAAAAAATGGAAGTGCAAAAATAAAGCACTGATGCCACTGTTGATGACCGTAGAGGAAATACAATCAGAGTATAGGTTTAGGTTAATCCAAGTTCCTAGAAATTTAGTTTGGGAACCAGACCAGTTAGCCAATCAATTTTTAGATCAATTAGAACTAAGAGAAGAATCGTAGGCACAAAAGTGCTACAATAGAAAGCATGTCGATGAATAATATCAAACCAAATCAACCAATAATTTTAGGCTTAGCAGGGAAAGCTGGATCAGGCAAAACAAGTGTCGCAGAGCAAATAGTACCTAAGGGCTTTATTGATGCAATTCAAGGTTCTATTAGATGGGACCATTTATTTTACGCACTCCCTCTTTATGAGATGGCTTCAATTAAAAAGAATACCATTGGAATCAATGAGGAATCTAGAAAACTTCACGCATTGCACGAAGTGCTTTATGACCTGTATGGCGGATCTGCGATTGGCCCAATGCCGCACTATAATATATTAGTTGAAAAGGTCAAGTTAATAAACAATCTCCCAATTGAAAAAGAAGGAACTAAACCAAGAACTTTTTTACAGACAGCCGGAGATATATGCAGAGAGTATGATCAAAATTGTTTTGCTAACTGGGCAATTATTAAAGCTAATAAACTTTATAGACAATACGTTAGAAGAGCAGAGGACACAGACAATTACGCCGACCTATTGACACCATTTGGTGTTATTATTTCTGATGTAAGATATTTGAATGAGGCTAAAAGTATTTTAAAGCAACCCAACGGCTTTGTTTTGGTCTTCGATGCCGATGACGAAGTTTTAAATGAAAGAATTATGAAACGAGACGGTAAGTTGATGTCAGAAGATCAGTCAAATCATTCTTCTGAATCTGAAATTGAAGAAATAAAAAAGATAGCAACAAAAACAATTAATACTAATTCAATGACAATTGAAGAGCAAGCGCAAGAAACATTAAACCTATTCATTCCAATGAAAGAAGAAACTAATGCCTAAAATAAACCCAGGTACCGTAGAACAGTCAGTTAATCAAATCTTAGAAACAACTGTAGCTACACATCAAAAAATAGTGACAACTACAGAACCAGTTTTAACAGTGGCAGTGGGCAGAAAAGTCAATATAGGAAACTTTGAAAACGTAGATTTATTTGCTTGTTTAACAACGTCGATATCTGGTGTTTCCCTATCGGATAAGGAGGCTTTTTCCGAGGCTATAAAAGAAGCCGCTTCCTACGCTTTTTCCCTTGTTTCAAAAGAAACAGGCGAAAGATATACCCTAATTAAAGAAGCTCAACAGGGTAAGAATTAACTTGTTGATTTGATAGGGTACTATAAAACATATATAATATACTAAACTAACTAAAAACAGAGGTTAAAATGTTTAAAAAAATTGCACAAAAAATTAAGTCACTGTTATTTGTGGCTGAAAAAATTAAATCAGATAGCCCAGTTGCTAAGGCTCAAGCAAAAGTGGTAGACGATCTCGCTGCTAAAGCTGATCAAGTTGCTACAATTGCAAAAGTCGCTGCAGAAAACATAGCTAAAGAAGCTAAGAAAGAAGTTAACAAGGCTGTTAAGCAAGCAAAGGCCCCAGCTGCAAAGAAAGCTTCTGCGAAGAAAGCAGCAGCAAAGAAAACAACTAAGTAATTTTAAATGTCTTTAGCTAAGTTTAGGAAAGTATATGGAGGAGGTGAGTCACCCATGAAACCATTGGGTGAACCACCAGACTTCAGGCCTAAGCAAGCTAAAGACCAAGAACAACCGAAAGAAAAACCAAATGAATAAAAATGTATTAACAAATTTTATTTGGAAAATAATATTTAAATTGTCTGATTTAGTTGAAACTTTGGAGAGTAGAAAAAAATAATTTGTATGCCCACCGCATCTCCAAAAAATATTGTTGTCACAAATAATTTTCTTTCAAAAGAAGAAATAAATATATTATTGGACGCATTAGAACAAACTACTGAATGGCAGACTACCGTAATGGCATTTAGTGATGAGCTTAAAGCTTATACTGATACAATAACAACTTTTGATAAAGCTTCAGAAGATGTTAAAAATACGATATCAAATATATGGGAAAAAGCTTATACAACAATAGAATATATTTATGGGACCAGGCTTTTTGCACCAAAAAATATAAGAGCCAGAAAATGGGCAATTGGAGAATATCAAGATCCACATTCGGACAGTGAATTTAATGTTGGAAAATTAATAATTAATGATAATTATTTTCATAATCACAGTAATATACCAGAGGCTTATCCAAATTTTTTAATAACTTATTCTTCTGTTGTTTATTTAAATGACAATTATTATGGTGGAGAATTATATTTTCCTGAATATGGTTTAACTTTTAAACCAAAGGCTGGCGATCTAATAACGTTTCCATCGAATGCTAAGTATATTCACGGTGTGACTCCAGTAAAAGATGTGGAAAGATATACTTTGCCTATACTATGGTATTCGGAACAGGCTATTGTAGCTAACATCTTGTCACCAAATAAGATGGTTTCTGAAGTTGCAAATGAAATATTGAATAGGATATAATATATGGTTATTAAAAATTTTACATATGTTCAAGGACCAAGAATGGGTACTAATAACTACATGTACGGCATTGAGTTAAAGAATGCACCAAAACCAGTAAGGTCTCCAAAGGTTAATAAAAATAAAACAAGAAAGAAAAAATAATGGCTAAATCACCGGCATGGCAAACAAAAGCAGGAAAAAATCCTAAGGGTGGCCTTAACGCAAAAGGACGTGCTTCAGCAAAAAAACAAGGTATGAACCTAAAACCACCAGTAAAGGCTGGCAACAACCCAAGACGTGCTTCATTCTTAGCAAGAATGGGCAATATGCCAGGACCTGAGCGTAAGCCAAATGGAGAACCGACAAGACTTTTGCTTTCACTTAAGGCTTGGGGCGCATCATCAAAAGCTGACGCTAAGAAAAAGGCAGCATCTATTTCTAAGAAAAATAAAACAAAAAAATAAGATATCATGGCTTCTAAAAAAAAGAAATTAAAAATAACTGGTGTTACGCATGTTATAACTGTTGATAAAAACGGAGATGTTATTGTGAATCATCCGGATATTAAAAAAGGACCATGGAAAAAAGCAGACCTTACAAAGGTAGCTGGTGTAAAAAATGTAAAACAGGGTGTGAAATCCGCTAAAGCATGGCATAAAGATCATCCGCATAAAAAACCAAAAACAAAAAATAAATAGGAGAAAACAATGGCAATGAAAAAGCAAGCAAAAAAAATGGCAAAAGCTCCAGCAGCAAAAGCTGGCATGACACCTGCCCAAAAAAAGTTACCACCATTTATCCAAGCGGCAATAGCTAAGAAAAAAAGTAAAACCAAGAAATAAATAGGAGATTATCATGGCGTCAAAGAAAGTAAAAGTACAGGGTGGACCTAAAGATATGGTTGCTTTTTCTAAGAAACAAAGAGTAACTAATATTATGAAGTCGGGCATGACTCATTTGGTCACCGATGCTAAGAAGAGTCTACCAAAGAAAAAAACTGGATCTTCAAAGGCCAACACAAAGAAACAGAAGTAATATTTATGGCTACAAAAAAGAAAGCTAAAAGTAAATCAAAAAAGTCTAATTATGACCCAATTTCTGGGCAACTCAGAGTACCAAGTCATATGGATGATGATTTATTGATGAATCATTTTGTGGGCAAAAAATATGATAATATATTATCGCTTAAAAAGACACTTGGAAAAAGAACAGGTTCTTCAAAAGCAGTTACAAAAAGAATGAAATAATTTGTAATTAAAGATTACTATACATTAAGCTACCCAAGTGGATGGCAAAACCGGTTAAAAAGCTAGCAATTACAAGGAGAAATACCATGGCTATGAAGAAAAAGAGTGGGAAAAAGATGGGCAAAGGTGGCTCAACAAGTGCACCGGAACCAACTGCAACCCCAGCACAAGCAAAGATGGGTCAACGCCCAGTTAAGAATCCAGCAACACTGAAGCCAGTTGCAACTGGTGGCAAAGGTGCATCGGCACCAAAACCAACAGCATCAACTGGTCAGATGGCAGTAGCCAAGCGTCCAATTAAGGTGTTGGGCAAAGTTGGCACTGGAAAGATGAAAAAGAAGTAATTCTTTAAGACTAGGGTCCACTCATGGTCAAGAAAGCAACCGCTTATCAAAAAAAAATTAAATCCGTAATGGGTGAATTCGGTAAGGGATCTCTGCATTCTGGCAAGGGTGGACCCATTGTCTCTTCAAGAAAACAGGCTATAGCTATAGCCATTTCGTCTGCTAAAAAAGTTTCTAAACCTAAAAAAAGAAAATAAAACGGAGAATCACTATGAGTAAAGTAGCTTGGGATTATATTGTTCCAGTAGTATTACCAAAGGATCTTAAGGGCATTGAGCCTGGCAAACTGCCAGCTAATCTCTTAGTCCCAGCCGTAGGCGGTGGAAAACTTCACCATATTGCAGCAAAAGCATGGGCAGCAATGGTCGCTGCTGCAAAGGCTGATGGCATTGAACTCAAGCCAACTTCTGCAGGTGACACATACCGTGAATACGAATTGCAGAAAAAAGGTTTCCTACAAAGATATAGTCTTGAAGATACGGGAACTGGAAAGACCAAGACCTTTGAAGGTAAAACTTGGTATTTAAAGAAGGGCATGGCGACATTGGCTACCCCTGGTAAGTCACAGCATAACCTCGGAATTGCGGTTGACATTGCCAACGCTGCAGAACCAAAGCGTCTTAACTGGTTGATTGCAAATGTAAAGAAGTTTGGTTTCTCATGGGAAGTTGTTCCTGAAGAACCTTGGCATCTTCGTTATGTATGCGGTGATAATATGCCTGAAGCTGTAGCTTCATTTAATCCGGCTGCATGATGTTAAAATGGAACAGATTACTGTTGCTCTCATTGGTCTTGTCGGCGCTGTTCTTGTTACTCTTCTAGAAAAAACTAGAAGAGAAAATAAAGAAGATCACGGTTATGTAAAAGATCATCTTACTAGAATAGAAGATAAGATTGATGGTCATATTGGCGATCATGCATCAGCACATTTAATGAATAATTTAAGATTTAAAACAGGTGAATTGGTTAGAGATAAGGAGTCAAAAAATGGCAACAAAAAAATCAAATAAAAATTGGATTCAAGGAGCAATAAAAAGACCTGGAGCTTTTACAGCTAAGGCTAAAAAAGCAGGTAAATCTGTATCTGGTATGGCAGCAGCTGTATCAAAAAACCCCGGTAAGTATAGCCCACTTACTCGCAAGCAAGCCTCACTTGCTAAAACACTTAGAAAAATAAACAAGAAGAAGTAATATGGCTACAAAGTATTGCTGCACAGATTGCCATGATTCCGACGGGGCGTGTACATATTGTCTTCGCGTTTCTAAAAAAGAAGGTTCTAAAAAAGAACTCTTAGTGCACGCTGGATACGTTGCCCTTCATTTAATTCAAATGATTTTAATAATAGGATTGGTAAAATAATGGCTTCTAAAAAAATGGTTTGGGATACACCAAATCCTAAAGCTAAATCAAAAAAATTATCGCCAAAAGCAAAGAGTAGAGCAAAGGCAATGGCAAAAGCAGCTGGACGTCCTTATCCAAATTTAATAGACAATATGAGAGCCGCTAAAAAAAAGAAGAGCAAGTAATATATTGAACTAAATTATTCTAGGCGTGATATAATTTAGTATGAGTGAAAACAAAAATTACAGCGGCTACATGCCTATGATAAATCAGATAGATATCTCTCCATCTATGGAGATGATAAATACTGATGGTAAATTAATACACGCTCATTCTTTTGTTATTCAAACCAGAGAAAATAAAGATTTTGTTTTTAGCATTGCTGAACGAGATCTGGTAAGATTGTATTTTCTACTTCATAAGGTTTTAGGACATGCTCAAGGATAAGGGAATATTTTTGCATGGTAGTGTTGGAATTGGGTTCGTTCCTAAAACGCCAGCTACTCCATTTGCTTCTTCAATTAAACAACAGTCTTCAAAAGAATCAACTAGAACACTGTTACACTACGCTAATCAATTAGGTTATCCAATTTCGTATATCCAAGAACAAAATGGACAATTGATTCAAAATATTCTTCCTGTTCACAAGACAGAAGCGCAGCAAATATCCACTTCCTCTAAAGTGGAGTTAGCCCTTCATACTGAGACGGCATTTCATCCCTATAAGCCAGATTACATTTTGCTCCTTTGTTTAAGGGGCGATGAAAAGGCTGCAACTACATACGCTAACGTTAATGACATTATAGAACTTCTTTCTGATGAAGTTATAAAATCATTAAAGCAGCCATGGTATAGAACTGCGGTAGATGATAGTTTTAGAACTCAAGGTGAGCCACAGAAAGAATTTATAATGCCAATAATCTCTGAGTTAGAAGGCAAGATGACTATAACCTATGACAACTTCTTTATGCGTGGAATTAATACGTACGCATCGCTTGCTTTAGCAGAACTTAATTACGCTATTCAAAAATGCACTAGGGAAATTGTTTTAAAAAC